CTACGCTTACCACGGTCGGAAGCTCGGTAACATCAGATGCAAAGTTTTCTGTCCAGTTACCGGACTCGTCCATGGTATCCATGCAAATATACTGAGATCCAACGGTAAGCTTTACCGGAGGAGTCTTTCTCGTAATTGCCATTTTCTAACCTCCAATTAATTTATTAGTCATTGCGGTGTAATATCTTTTTTCGTTTCGCTTCCAGGTACTCTTAAAGTGTGGTCTGGCAGACATTTTCTTGGTTCCGCCCTCGACCATGGGGCCGTAGTATTTGCACCAGCCGATAAGGACCGTTTCTCCCTCTTTCTTGCTCGCAAAAGAATCAAGAAGGTGGGTGTACCCGCCTTTTGAGATATTAGAGCGCGGCGACGGAAGTTTTTTCAGGTCCTTGATGAATTCATCAGCGCCTGCCTGCAGAGCATCGACCAGATTGTCAGCATTCTCTGCAAGATCCCTGAACATATCAGTCAGGTCATTAATGTCCTTTTCTCCGAAAATCTCCGCATCACTCATCGACCTTCTCCTCTATATCCACGGAAAAGTAACTATGATAATATCCCGGAGACTTATCTGCCTTCACATATTCGTGATAGATATCCGGGTGAATACCGGAAGCGTTCAGCGCTGATTTTAAAGCCAACAGTTTCGGATCTCTCGGGCGCTTACTGATCATACTAATCTGATATGTCACCACGCAGTCATAATCGTCGCCGGAGGCCATGACATCACTCCATAGATATTCCCAATAAGCAACCTTTGGCATAGATTCCGCAGATTCTATAAAATGTTCACCCTCGCCTACGGGAATACCGAGCGAATGAAGGATTGTGCTCAATTCTGTCTTTGTCATGCGTCCACCTCGTATCTTACTGCCGGCTTAACCAGGGTCAGCTCTGTCTCCTGATATCCCTGTTTGCTGATAATCTGTGCACAATTAAAAACTTTATGCTGCACGCCGTTGATCACACATACGCAGTCTGAGTTGATGCCTTCCCATCGGGGAATTGCGATCTTCATGGTGAGTTCAGTATCGGCCTGCTCGAATGTCAGCCTGGTCCGATCATAGATCGCCAATTCGCGAAAACCTATTTCTGCAATCCCCCGATCACGGATCTTCTTTTCCGGGAAGTCCGGAGAGGATCCATCGGCAACATCGACGATGTCATATAGCTTGAAGCAACCGGAATTATAAACGGGAGCGATCTGCATTTTTGAGAAATTCAAATCACTCACCCTCTTCCTCAACGCTGCCTAGCTGCCAGCTGAGTATTCCTGTCTGCCATGATGCTTCGAATTCTTCATATCGGTGATACAGTTCATAGTATGTACCGTTCTCCAGAAGCATCTTTCCCTGCTTATCAGTGCTCAGGTCAAATTCCTTCCCCAACAGAGAACACAGACGGGCATAGACTTTATCTATTGCCCGCCGTATTGTTTCGTCTGTCTGATAGGGCGGAATCTGATAGTCCGTACGTATCTCGATAATTAATACCGTTTTTTGATCATCGGTCATAATCCGCCCTCCTCTGTCAGCTGTTGGACATTGTCAGGCCACTAAGGTCAAATCTCTGGATAAGATTGAATCCCTGGCATCTCTGTACAACGACGAGCTTCTGATTTTCTTTGTCAGTGATCTTAAAGACGCCGTTTTTGTCCGGATCATTGATCAGCTCGACAAGACCGCTGCTTTCAGACGGTTCCAGTCCGACAAGGACAGATGTTGCATCAGCATCAATGTTTGTGAATTTAAGACCCAGGAACCAGCCTGCGCCCCAATCACGTTTGAGCGTTCCGGAAGTTACCTTGTGAAGCGTTCCGGTAATTGCTCCGTTTGCTATTGTCACCCCGGTCTGGAGACTAGCTGCGCTATGTCCCCAGAAATCGGTCTCATCGGCTTCCGGGCTTACCGTGAGACCCGTCAGGGGTTTGTTACTGTAACTACGGTCGGAACGTATGGTACAAGAGCTGTAACATCGATTACAACAGCGGTATCTTCGTCTGTTGCACGGCCATTTCCGTATACTTTAGCGATGAGGTAATCTACATCGTCAAGAGCGCCCGTCTCTTTGTACTCCCGGACTTCAACACCCTGGAATCCCATGGTGTAATATCCCGGCATAGTAAATACTGCCTTGCCCTGCTCGCAGTTAGCATCAGCGATCACGTCGATTCCAACAGCAGACTTCTGTGTGTATCCACCAGAGAAGGTGTCGCCATACAGAGCCGGATTTACATACTGATACTCATCAAGCGGATTGCATACAAGAGTCAATCCCTGTACCGGACGAATACCATTGTGGCTCAGTGTCTTGAGTACCGGAGCAAGCTGTTCCGGAGAGAATCCGGTTACAGTGGAAACAACTGTCTTGCTCTTATATGTTCCGTTTGAATTGGTCTCGAATTTTCTCATAACGCCGATCGGTGCTACTTTACCGTCACCATCGAGATATCCTGCTGCGATTCCGTCCTGCATAGCCTCCGCAAGGATAGCGCGGAAATATCTGTCTACGTATCCAATCTCAAGAGCACGGATAGCTTTCGGGATTGCACAGAAGGCATTAAGCTTATGAACATCGAGGTTAAGAGCTGAGATAGCAGCGGTCAGCTCACCAGTGATAGATGCAGTAAGTGCACCCCAAACAGCTGCGCCTGTCTTAGAAGCAGATAACCATTTCTGCACTCCTGCCGGAGGGAAAGTGATCAGGCTTGTGATTCTGGAAGCCTTCTTAACTTCGTTCAGAGTAGCATCGATGATATTGGTCGGAATAATGTCAATCTGTTCAGCAGTTACGGACTGCTTTGCGCCGAGCTTGAGAACACTATAGAATTTCTTCTCTTCCTCAGAGAAGTTAGTGCGAATCCCCGCAGCCTTCATAGCTTCTTCATTGCCTTTTGTAGTCTTGACAAGATCAAGAGTTTCTTTTACTGCCTTCTCGTAGAATGCTCCGGCAATCTGTTCCATGCCGTCCACGAGAGCCTGCCCTTTGTCCTCTGCTTCATTGATGGAAGCAACAATGCTTTCCTGAAGCTCTTTAGGAATTTTGTTATCAATTCTCATTTTTGTTCCTCCTTAGTGGTTAAAAAATGCGCCCCAACCGTATTCATCGGTGGACGCCTGTGCTTTTTCTTCTTTTTGTAATTCGGCAATTATTCTTTCAGCAACCTTGCCGGCGATCTCATCAGAATCAATCGGATCAGTCGCTTCCAGCACTCCAATCTGGAATGTTGGCTCCAGTAATTTGTTCCGGATCATTCCGAAAGCGGACTGTTTCGGTTCGTCTCCGTCATCTTCTTCTGCGATGTCTGTGGCGAAGCCCCATTCTTTCGCTTCTTCCGGAAGGATCCATGTCTCATTGTCCATGAGATCCTTAATCTCTTCTTCGGAGATGTTTGCGCCAAGTTTATAAGCCTCTACCGAAGCCTGCGTGATAGTCTCGAGGTCATCTGCCTGTTTCCGGAGTTCTTCGGAATTGCCCATGGCGATAGTCCATGCATTATGGATCATCAACAGGGAAGCCGGAGACATGACTCTTTTACTTCCGGCCATGAACACGACTGATGCAGCGGAACATGCGAATCCGTCGCAGTAAGTAACAACATTCTTGCCGCTGCTCCGGAGCGTGTTGTAGATCGCAAGACCTTCCGAGACATCTCCGCCATAACTGTTAATGTGGACATTGATAGTGGAAGCCTCGACGGCTTTCAGCTCATTAACGATGTTATATGCTGACCGGTCCGGATCATCTTCGACCCACTGGCCCCATGCGGTGATATCACCGAAGATATAGAGATCTGCTACATCTTTCTCCGTGTTCTCAACCAGGCTATAATACCTTTTCGGCTCTTTCCTCATAGCGCTTCTTCCTCCTTTCCTTGTGCTTGCTCGTTTTCATGTTACGGATATTACCAGACTCATCAGCCGGGTCTTCAACGGCTTCTGCAGCGCCGTCTTCCCCCAGACCTTCCGTCGAATAATTTTTAGTGAGTGCCCTTGCCTGTGACCATTCAGTGTTAAGGGTTTCATATCCGGTCATTTCCCGGATTTCATCGAAGTTATATCCGATGCCACGCAGCTTATCCAGTGAGTTTGCTGCGTCAATGACATCTACGTGTTTGAAACGCGCCAGCCATACAAAAGCACGCTCGCCTTTGATGAAATCACCCTCACCAACGAGCTTGGAGTTAAGACTGTCAGTGATGATTTCGGCAACCGGCTGGACTGCATAGGTAATGAATTCATTGGTCGCGTCAGATTTCTCCGTGATTTTGCCATTAAAGACGTCGATCGGGATATCATAGGACATGGCGCATTGATTATTGATTTCTTCTGCCATGTTTTTTAGTTCATTTGAAGGAATAGACGACTTCATGTCCATGTATTCCAGAGCCGTTCCTTCTGTCTCGCGAATGATCGTGATGTCTTTATCGATCAACTGTTTTTTCAGCTTATCCATAACCTGATCAATAGTCAGAATAACATCGTTTCCGTTCGCATCTTTTGAGCGAAAACTCATATTCGCATTGACCTTGTATTTGAATCTCGGCGTTCCTGATAGAGTCACCATCTGATTCAGGGCGGCGACCGCGTCATTATACGAAGAAAGCACTACTTCCCGGAACAGACGAAGGCGTGAATTGCCATGCCTTAGATGAATGACATCATCAGAGGTAA